CTCGAAAGGAACACCTACAAGCGGCTTACGCTACTTGTAAAGAGCCTTCCGACGGAGCAGTCGGGCACGCCCTCCCGTAAGGGAGCACGTGCCCACCGGCACCGCGGAGGCGATATGTCTCCACTTCAGCAGGTCTGGACAACCTGCTGGAGCGGTCTTGTCCTGTCTGGCTGGGATTCGATGCGCGTGGCCTGGTTCCTTCACCAGTGGGCCTGTAGGTCCGCCCCTCGGGGCGTCGCCTATCAGGTCGACTGTGTGAAGAAGCTTTGCCACAACATTCGCGGGGCCTCCCTGCACTCCAAGAGGTGGAAGATACAGCCGTGTGGCATCCGTGAGGACGTCGTCGACTGTCTCTGCAACCTGGCAGTGCGAGAACCCGAGAATGGCTTCGCCTTCTCCCGACTCTCTAGGTCGTTGCCGGAGCCTCCCCAAAGGGAGACTGTTCGGCACCTTCAGAGTGCGGCGGAGTTGGCGAGCGCACCGTTTCCCACATCGGCTGCCGCCTTGGAGTCCCTCAGGTCGTTCGTGTCGCTGTCGAAGCGTGCACGTCGCAACCCGAGGGCCCCGAGGCGGCTTCCCTCGTCCAGTTCGTCCTGTCTCGAGTGGCCTGCCACTCGAGGCGGAATCGATGGTTACCTCGAACACCTGGGGCACGAGCTTGAGATACGTGGCGCCACGCAAGCCGAGTTTGCTCGGTTCGCCGGCGACTCCCTTGGGGCATTCTGCCTCTCGAGAGCACGTATCGTTCTCAGGCCGTGCGCGGGTGTGAGTGAAGACATGAGAGAGTCGTATCGCTGCGCGGGGCTGCTGGCACTCAGGGCGGAAGGGAAACCTTTCGCCATGAAGGCAGCCGCGCTCAGGGCTCCTGGCTACAAGGTTCGCGTCGTCGGTGTTCCCGACGCGAGGACCTTTATAGAAGGGAGCTGGATTCGCGAGTCGTCCCGTCTGTTGCCTCTTGGGCATTGGACGATCGACTCCGAGTCCCGTGAGATTCCCAATGGTCTCCACTATCGTCGCGGGCACACCTTCCGCTCCTTGGACCTTTCCAAGCCAACGGATGGGTTGTCGCACGCGGCGATTGAGGTAGTCATCGAAGCGCTCGTCCGCCGTGGGGCGATCCGCACTGCGGATCATCTCATGGCGAGACGGTCGCTCGGATTGGTGGGGAACACGACTTGGAGCTTTCCCGATCCATTCGGGGAAGTCGTGTTCTCCAGAGGGAGTCCGATGGGCACACCTCTCAGCTTCGTAGTTCTCTCCTGGGTGAGTGCTTGGGCGGTCGGCAGGTTTAGCCGATCCTTGACTCACGGCGATGACGCGGTTGGCCGGCACCGGATTGGATCCGATGCGCTTGACATCTATGCCAGTCGTGTCGCCTCCGTGGGCGCCCAACTCAACAAGGGGAAGACCTTTAGGGCGGACCACTCGTGGACGGCCTGTGAGATCCTCGCCCTTCCCCGGGAGAACTGTGAAGACGGAATGACTCTCTTTGTACCCCCCTCCATCCCTCCTCCGGGCCTTCGGGCCCCGGTGGAGGCGGA